GGAGACTTCAAGGTTGGTACATTTGCTAGAATTGAAAACAGAACTGGTGCTATTACCTTTACTGGTACGGTTACAATTTCTGAAGTTGAATTCTTGAAACTAAAAGGTGGTGACGTTGTTGTTACTGGTTTTGATGCATCTAACACATTGGGTGGTGCTAACTCTAGTGACTCTAAACTACCTACACAGAAAGCGGTTAGAGACTACATCACTAACTCCTTAGGACCTTACATCAACAAACCATACTCTACTAACGCAGTTCCTAGAGCACTGGTTGAATTGACTGACTCTGGTAAGATATCTATTGACCAGATTCCTGCTCTAAGACCATTCAGTGTATTTACAGTTGCTAGTCAAGCAGAAAGAACATCTCTAGAAGGTGCACTTGCTGGTGACATCGCTATCCAACAGGATACATCACAGTCATTCATCTTGAACAATGACTTAGAAAGTTTATTCTTAGGATTTGCAGTAGACACTAGTTTAGCATTTACAATTGGAGATATCTTCGAGGGTAGTATATCTGGTGGTCGTATACAGTCAACAGAATACAGACAAGGTGTTGTATATACAATTAACATTAGTAACGGTGGTTCTGGATATACTGTTGCACCAACTGTAGCTTTCTCAGGTGGTAACCCTGCAGCTGGTGCTGTGTCAGCAGCAGCAACTTGTACGATTGCAAATGGTCAGGTTGTTACTGTTACTATCGTTGAGTTTAACGGATTTAAAGGTGGTAAAGGATATACCACACAACCTACTGTTACATTCTCTGCTCCTCCAGGTGCTGGTACACAAGCACAAGGTAATCCTTTAATCGAGAGTAGATTATATGGTAACATCGTTAACAATATTAAGATAGAAGATACTGACACTATTAATGATAGTTCAACACCAAGTGCAAATACAGTTAATATTAACAGAACGATTAACACATCTTCATTCAATGTTAACAACTGGGTATCTCTATCATCTAACCAGATTGCTGCATCAGATATTACATCAGGTGTTATTGAAACAGATAGATTAGCAACAGGTGGTGCTGCGAACTCATTCACATTCTTAAGAGGTGACCAGAACTTTGCATTAGCAGTTCAGTCAGTCAAGGGTGCAGAGAGTAGATACTTTGCTAAATTAGCAGCACAGTGTAGTAGTGGATCATCACAAATGATCTTTACAACTAACTCTGATGTTCTTATAGGACATGAAGTTAAGAATACTATCAGTGGAATACAATCAAATACAAACATTAATGGTGTTGTTACTGCTGCTGGTCTAACAACTATCTCTTTAAACAACCCAGTCAACGCAACAATTCCTTTAGGAACTATCATTGAGTTTGAGCGTGGTGCATCTCCATTGACATTTGAATCTACCTTTACTCAAGGTGGATTTGTTGATGATGTTATCATCGCAAACGGAGGATCAGGGTTTACAAATGGACAGTATTTTGATGTTCCTCTTACTGGTGGTTCGGGAACGGGATTAAAATGCAACATTGTTGTTGCTGGTAACGTAGTTACAGAATTAACAGTAACAGATGGTGGTAGTGGATATAGTGCCGACTTTACTGTAACATCAAATCCAACTCAGATTGGTTCTGGTTCTAGTCTTGTTTTAGGAGCAAAAGTTTCTACAGTTAACAGACAGTATGCAAACGTATCTCTTGATGTTAACAGAGTTACAGATCTTACTATTTCTGCTGACCTTTATGGAACCATTGGTGTTGCAAGATATAAAAAATCACAATTTAATATTGGAACATCTGGAAACGGATCTGTTGAACTTAAGACTGGTGCCGATAGTGGACTAGATGCTGACTTACTTGATGGTGTACAAGGTTCTTTCTACTTAGACGCTAGTAATCTAAATCAAGGTTCCCTAAGCAGTGATAGATTAAGTGGAATTTATGACATTGATGTTTCTGGTCAGTCTGGTAATACAATTAGACTTATTACTGGTACTAACTTACCATCTTCAGATCCTGCACCAAACAACTTTGCTTCTGGTATTGTTTCAAACACTGTATTCAATAGTGCAGTTGGATTAAATGATGGTGGTACTAGAACTCAGATTCTTACATTAAGACAAGGTGGTGCTGGTTTTGATACTGGATTTGGTGGTGTAAGACAACTTGCATTTACAGATAATGATAACTTCTATATTCGTGGATCTGGAACTGGTGTATCATCATTTGGATCTTGGGGTAAGGTATGGACATCACTTAACGATGGTGTAGATTCTGATCTAGATGCTGACAGATTAGACAATAGACAGGGAACATGGTATCAGAACGCACTTAATATTAACTATGGAACTCTTTCAACAGAAAGATTACCATCATGGATTGAAGCAACTAGAGTTAGAGATTCTCTTACAGTCAAGTCTTACTTAGGAGATCCTAAGTATAAGATTTATTTCTCAGGACTTATTCTAGATACATCTGCAACTGGCGTATTTGCACCAGGTAATCCAATCAACTTGTACAACTCTAACGCACAGGGTGTTGGTAGTTTCACAATTGATAATGTTGTAACGAATGACGATACTGCTGATAACTTTAATGACTATACAATCATCATTGGTAGACTTACATCTGGTAATTTTGTTGGTGCTATAACTGCTGGTACTGCATCAAATAGAGTTGCATTTGATGACTTCTCTATTGAAGATGGTAACACAGTTGATGTTGGTAAATTAGAAAGTTCTGGTGGAGTTGCATTATTAAAACTAGGTAGAGTTGACGGACAAGCATCAAGTCCAGCAATTTACTTTAGATCATCACAGACAGTTCCTGGCAGTGCTGACGGTCATAGAACAGCATCTATCACTGCATCTGGTGGTAACGCAACCGCAAACTCAGGAACATTAGAAGTATCTGTTGCTAATGCTGATGCTCTTACAATCAACGGACAGACAATATGGAACGAAGGTAATGTAATATTCAGAACTGCAAACGTAGCAAACTCTGCTGTTCTTCGTGATGCATCTGGTAACTTCTCTGCTGCTACAATTACTGCATCACTATCAGGTGCTGCATCAGCAAACGTATTGAAGACTGGTGATACTATGACTGGAACCCTAACCATTACAGGTGCTGGTTCTAACTTTAATGTATCTGGTAACGCACAAGTTTCTGGAACAACTACCCTTATTAATGATCTTGCAGTAGACTCTGACACATTATTCGTTGACGTATCAACAGACAGAGTTGGTATTAATGCTAGTGTTAACCCAATATCAACACTAGATGTTAAAGGTGATGATGGTGTTTACATCCGCACACTCACTAATGCTGCTGGTGCTAAAATCAGAATGTGTGATACAGCTGATGGAACTAGTCAAGTTGGTCAAATTGAATACAAACATGCTGATAGTATGTCACCAAACTCTGAATATGGTGAAGGATTTACAGTATCTGGTAATCAACCAGAACTATATCTTCGTGTTGTTGGTGATGTTATTGCATCTAGAAAATTAGGTATCAACATAAATCGTGAACCAGACTTCACATTTGAGTGTAATGGCACTGCAATGATTACTGGCACACTTAACATTGATGAGGATAATGATAACTCTGGTGCAAGAATAAACTTCCGTGGTGCTTCATCCTATAGAAACTTTGTAATTAGTAACCAGACAGTAGGCAATGATCTATTCACAATCCAAGCATCTACTAATAATGGTGGAACAACTTGGAATAGTACTCCAGCATTTACAATTAATGGTAGTACAAATAGAGTTGCTATCAACACAACTAACACATCTGGTACTGATCCCTCTAATAATCAGAACAGAAATTATCAACTAAATATACAAGGAGACGTTAACTTTAACGGAACTCTTTATCAAAATAATGCTGAGTTTGTTACTTCTCGTTGGACAGAATCACCTAACGGAAATGACATCTATAGACCATCTAAAGTTGGTATTGGATTCTCAAGTGCAAAGAATCCAGAGGAAGCATTAGAAGTAGAAGGAAACATTGAAGTTTCTGGAAAACTAGAAGCAAACGGTGACGCACAGTGGATTGATTCTTACGGTGTTATGAAAGCAAATAGAAATACTATTTCTGAAAACATCACAGTCCCAACAAACACCAACTGTGGTAGTTTCGGACCTCTTGAAATTACCAACGGTACAACAATTACAATATCAAACGGAGCAGCGTGGAGCATAATCTAACATGAGCACACTACAAGTCAGAAATATTCAAGGACTTTCTAATTATAGCAATGAAGTCACTCTCCCTAATGGCCATACATTAAAAATAGATGGGCACTTAGATGTTCCTACATGGAACAACTCTACTAGACCAACTAGTCCTAATGTCGGGTTTCTTGGATACAACAGTGAGGAAGAGGCACTAGAAATTTATAATGGTACAGAATGGCAATCTGCTGGTTCAGCTAAATTAGATGGTTCATCTCCAGAGAAAGCATCATCATCTGGACTACAATTAGTAACAGATAATCCTGGTCTCGCTAATGGTTTATACTGGATCAAATCTGGTAGTATGCCTAACGCATTACAAATGTATGTTGATACAACATATGATGGTGGTGGATATGACTTTTATGCTACAAAAGGATCAGGTCCTAGTGTAAGTTATATTACAGATAACCATGCAGGGGTTTCTCTTGGATTAGGAATGTGGGAAGGAAGATCTAGAAACTGTTGGTTAGCAGCATGCAATGCGGTAAATTCATTAGACTCAGGAAACTTTAACAGTTACTGGGAAGGGGTAGGACATGTATACAAACCGAATGGTGGTGGTAACTATACTGGTTGTATCATGAGAAGTTCTTATTATGGTGGTAACAACTGTTCTGATTGGAGAGTAGCAACTGGTAACAGATGGTGGATCCGAGACAGTACTCACTCAGAACCTAACGGTGACTATAGTGGTAACGGATTCCAAAGAATTTATAGCGGTAGTAGACCAAGCGTAGGAAATGTATCAACCAATATGGGATTTAACGATGGTTGGGCATATTCAGTAGGAAATTATTATTTACTTTCCACAAACACAAAAACGTGATATAATATAATTGAGTATAATTTTTTTATGAAAGCTTACATAATTTACATCATCATAGGTATATTCTTCCTAACATTAATCAAAGGAACACTTAAGATTGATAGGAGTGAACGAAACCAAAGACTGTACAATGAACTATGTCAGGTAGATAAAGATTATTGTGTAGAAGAATGAATCTAATTTTTGATTCTGAGCATGTCAAAGTTTATGATGATGTGCTTCCAGAAGAGGATTTTGGGATGTTATTTGAATGGTTTAATATAATACCCTTTATGAACATTCAAAAAACTGAGGGTGTATGGAATCATGTTTGGAGTCCTGATGCAAAAGTATTAAAGGGACAACCAATATATTTTCCAGCAGGAAGAGTTCCTCCTCTTGATGGTATTGATAAATCTTTAATAGCAATTATAGAAAAAATTAATTCTATAATTAATGAAGGTAGAGTTACCATGACTCCATATTACTACATGCCAGAATCTGGACTAAATTGGCATAATGATCGTGCTCATCAAAAAGCATTTACTTTTTATTGTCACAAAAGTTGGTCACCAGAATGGGGTGGAGAGTTTCAAACGCTTGATTTGAAAGGTGAGGATAGGAAAATAGTTTGGAAAATTTTTGACAATAAAGAATTATTTGATGCTATGATTGATAGAGGCATAGGACAATTCTTTCACCCTAAACCAAATAGATTAATTGTAAATTCTAACATCATGCATAAAATTAACACAACTAGCAAAGATAGTAGTGCTAGACTATCGTTACAAGGATTTATTGCTTAATTATGGAACATCAAATAATTGAATTTTTTCCACAAGTTTGTGGAGTATACACATATCCAGAAGATAAAATTGTAGATATTAAATTAGTATGTCAAAAAATTAGAGATACTATAAAACCAGGCGATGAAAATTATAATCAAAACGGACTGAACGGTGATCTATTTCATTACTATAATGACTCTAATACAAACATATATGATTTTCATCCAGAGTTAGAAGATCATAGAAAGTGGGTACTTGAATGTGCTACTCATTTTTTTACTAAAGTTCATAACTATGTTCTATCAGATGAAAATGAATTGTTGATGACTGATGCTTGGATGAATTATTGTTTAGAGAGAGCACAACAATCGGAACATAATCATCATAACTCATTAATATCAGGAACATATTATGTCAATATGATAGATTGGGTTCATGCACCTTTAACATTTATGAAAAGAGAACCAGAGTGTCATCCCTACATTGCTCACGCAAAGGACTGGGACTCCCCTAATAAATATAGTAGGTATGTTGAAGACATTAGACCTAAAGAAGGAGATCTTCTACTTTGGAAGTCTCATTTATTACATGGTTATAATGGTAATCTCAACATGTGGGCAGATAGAACATCTATCTCCATGAACTTTATGCCTAGGATACTAGACAATGGTAAATACTCATTTGTAATTAATAATAGAAACGATGGATAAATTTCCCAGAAAACGATCTGCCTTCAGAGTATGGATAGAAGGTCGCAATAAAGAACTACAAGATTTTATTGCAAACAGAAAAATTAACTACCCAGAATTGGGAGAACAGTTAGATTGTATTTGGCATGATATTGATGATGGTATCTTGCCTGGTAAAGAAGGAAGATTCTATAGAAGGATCGCAGACATTAAAAGAAGACATAAAGCTCCCAAGTGGGATGTTGAAGAATTTAAGCATTATGATTTCTCTAAAGAGCAGTTTGACGAAGACTTAGACTAAATAAGAAAAGGAGTCTAGTGTAAAAGGATGGCGTCAACATTAAAAACTGATAATTTATCAACTCTGTCAGGAACAGGTGCTGTAAATTTCTTACAAAGTGTAGATATATCTGGTAACATAGATTTTACTGGAAACTTATTACAAAATGGACAACCCTTTGTAACTTTACCAGAACAATCTATAGAAACTATGGGTGCTACACTAGCATCTGATGGTGTTACAGCATACTGGGCACATCCTAATACATTTGAGAATAATCTTGGTAGTACTGCTATGCCACCAGGCGATGCAGATACAGGTGGTATAAACTTACAGAACCCAACAACACCATCTAGTGGTTATCTACCTTTTGATGGAACTGGTAATTGGTATGATTATCAAGGAAATAGTTATTCAATAAACATAGGATCAGAATTTAAGTATAGAAGTATTTTTACACACGGGTTCTTGATGGGTGGTTATAGAGGAGCAAACCCATGGAGAACTGTTAACCAAACATTCCATGCTACAGACGTTACTATATGTCGTGGAGATCAATTAGACAGAGCAGCAACTTATGTTGATGGAAACTTTGGAGACTATAATGGATATGTTTATGGAGGTAATAATGGTTGGGGTGGTAACTCTGCACATACTTCATCTATAAACTTACACACAGGAACAGGAAGAACTGCAGGGTCCTCACCATCATATAATACAACTGATAACTACGGAACTACACCTGATACCATTGGTGTTGGTTGGGACTTATATGGTTCTGTTAACGACTCTGGTGCTACATCAGGACAATTAGTGCAAAGAGGTTATGTTACAGGTGGTGGTGATCAGGGAAGTAGTTCTTGGGGTAGACTAAACTTTTCATCTGAATTGATGTCTAGAATTGGTGGAGGACATACATCTGACTTCTGTTCTGCTAGTGAAGGAGAAAACAGAGGATATTCTTATTCAGATACAGGTAACTCTAGATACATTGAATTTGCAACTGAGTCAACTGGAAACTGGAACACATCTAATATCACAGGTGATGGTTGGAAAAAATCTTTATCTACAAAATGGAACATCGGTTATCATGGCAATGGTAACAATGTCACACAACAGTGGATGAAATTTACACACAACTCTGGATCATACATATCAACCTTTAACCAGATAGATGTTGCTTCTGGAGAAGAGAATATGGAGATGGGACAGGACTGGGGTTACATGTTAGGTAACTACTCAGGTGGTGGTGGATCTGGTAATGCTCGTCAGAACAATAGAACTATGAAAATTTTCCATTCTAATGATAGCATGACTATGTGTGGATATAAATCAGAACCTAAAGGACACCAAGGACAATCATCAGGAGCATGTGTTACAGCAGCATTTACGGTAACTGCTACAAGATATCAGTAATATGAAAAAGAAACTTAATTTTATTGAGGAGAAAGCATTTGAGGTAGAATGGACTTCCAAGATACCATCACATATGGTATTGGATGAGGACATGCTACGTCCAGAATATGAACCGCAGCATCCACTTGAAATAGAAGTTAGAAAGTTTATTAAGGATAAAGAAGAATTACAGAAAGGATATATTATTATGGGTCTATGTGAAGAGGACCTTCGTGCTATGGAATTGAAAGAGCATGAGACAACATATCATAATTGTTATAACTTTTTTAATATATCAATTGTTAAAATGAAACGTGATGTATTTGAAACATTGAAGTCTGGTCTTAAAAGATATATTGAATTTACTGAAAAAGAATTACATGATGGTGTAAACTATGCTGGTGAAGTAAGACAATATTCAAAAGACTATATTGCTTCTATGGATGAGAAGGGACAAGTCCGATGGAATAAAGGTAAAGTTCCAATGAACTCTAAAAAAATTAACAATGCATTATCATGGATGAAAAAATTAGCAATCTTAGTTATTGAAAGAGAATTTGAATTACGATTTAAAAATTTTAAAAACTGTCATGATATAGAAAGTGAGTCATGGACATATCAATTGCCAGAGGCAAGAGCATACAAACAAAGTTCAGATGCAGAAACACCATTCTTAGATATACTTGCAATGACTAGAGGTATGAGAAAAGAGATGTTGGTTGATAAAGTATTAGAAAAACATAATGAATATGTAAGAGCATACGCAGCACTCTTAGGTAAATATCATGCTATTCGTTCACAATTTAAACTTGCGGACAATATGTGGGACATGAATATCCTTTGGGAAGACTACCTAAATATAGGTATGCCACGAGTTCAAGCACAAAAGTTAGGGCGAATGGATGATAACATGAACAGATTGAATGGTGAAGTCGCATATGGAACATTCGGATTCTAGTATTGATTTAAGATCTAAGTTATCAAATTCTGATATTATAGATGCTGCAGTAAACTTAGAAATGGGACAGACAATGTATCAGAATGATACTTTTGTTGTTGGTTCTCAGATTACTCCTTACAAAAAAGTTCAACAAGCATTGTTGGAACTAGAAGCAAGACAACATGGGTATGTTGAATTGCAGTACAAACATAGGTTATGTACAAACTCAAGAAAAAAATTAGAACGTGAGTTAGAAAGAGAAAAGAATAGACCTGACTCAGATGAATTAGAATTAGAGAGAATAGAAATAGAATGGGAAAAAGCAAAGTACGATGAGTCTTTGTTTGAGAAAAAGTATATTACGTATGAGAGGGAAATATCTGAGTTCTGTGATATGGTTCGTAATCATATGGATGATAAGAAGGGTATAGAATATTATCGTAAAACACAAGAAGACGAGGATAGAAAGTATTGGATTACTAGAATGGCAAAACAAGCTGCAGTTGATGTACACAACTGTGGTAGGATTGGAAGTGGCAATTTAGATTCTATTTTAAATATGCCAGCAGAAGATCAGTTAACTACTATACAAGGTGCTGTAGAACATGCTACAATGTTAACAGCAGGAGTTGAAAAAATGACTCAAGACTTGCTACCAGAAGTTAGAAAAGTTATAGAGGGGTCATTTAAGGACTACTCTGTTCCTAAAATAATGGAAGAGATTCCAAAAACAGAACCAATAAAACTTTCAAGTCAAAAAGTTTTAACTACATTACCAAATGAAAAAATCCGTCTTCAGTCTTCCTATAAATCCTAAACTTGATAAGCAGTTCACGGATGGAATTTTTATACCATGGTTGACAAAATATAAACCTTACATTAAAGACTTATACTTTACGTGTAGAATGCCACCCTTCACTCAAGATGCGATGGGTGATGTTTTTGCTGGAGATATATCTCAGTTAGTTTTTAACTCTTTAGTAATATCAAGAGAGACAGAGATACCTATCTCAGCAACATTTAATAACATATATGTTAGACCTGATCAAGAAGGATTGGATTTATTCATTCATAATTTCAGACAAATATATGAGAATTATAATGTTCGTATTGCTACGATACCACACACTACATGGGTATCGTCTGGTCAAATTCAGTCAGCATTTCCTGACTTAAAAATTAAGAATACTATACTGAGGAATGTTTGTAAGGCAAATGATATCGTAAATCTTGCTAAGTCTGGCTTTCATTATATCAACTTAGATAGAGATATGATGCGTGATAAGAATGGATTACTAGAGATAAAAAAAGCAAAGGAATACTGTGAGAAAATTGGCAAACCAGTAGAGATTTCATTACTAGCAAACGAGGGTTGTTGGGGTGGTTGTACAATTATGGATGAACATTATCATTTTAATAGTACAAGACAAGGTAAGTCTCCACAGTTCTTTATGGATCCTATCAGTACAAACTCTTGTTCTAAATGGGATATAGAAGATCCTTCTTCTGCATTGAAAGCAGCAAACTTACCTCCATGGAGAGAAGATTGGGAAGAGTTCCTTGACCTTGGCATAGATGTATTCAAGATGCATGGTAGGGAAAATATGATGAGACTTAAAGAGTCTATGGATATTATAGAGAGATGGGCAAGAGAAGATGAACTTCTATTCCCTGAGTTTGATGAGTATATGGATGACTTGAAAGTAAAGGATGCTCCGATAAACTTGTGGAGAGAAAAGATTAAAACATGTAAGTTTGACTGTTGGGATTGTAATTATTGTGAGTCTGTTGTAGAGTCACATCTTAAGAAACAAGGAGAAACATTTAGTATAGAGGAATATACACAGAGATGTATGGACGCTATTGATGACGCTTCTTCTTTCAAATCTAATTTTGTATCAGAGGGATATGAAATCCAAGGTATAACATCAAATAGAGTAAGGCATTTCTTAAACAATCTATGTTCTTATGATGATGCTGTATATCTTGAACTAGGGACATTGATGGGTAGCACATTTTTTGCTGCTACAATGGGTAATGATATAGACAATTTTGGTGTTGATAATTATTCAGAACCAGAATGTAAACCAATGACAAAAAATCTACATTGGAATGAAGTGGGTAATGCTTTTGAAGAATTTAAAAGATATTTTGATAAGTATGAGAACGGAAAATCAACATTTATAAAATCTGATATACTTAGTTTAAAGGAAGAAGATTTTGATGGAAAGAAACCAAATGTAGTATTCTATGATGCTAGTCATGATTATGTACAACAACTTAATAATCTAAATCATATAGCACCATTGCTCGCAGATAAATTTATTTTGATAATAGATGATGCTAACTTTGATGGTGTGATTGAATCAGCAATACAATTTGTAAAAGATAATAACTATGATTTATATTTTGAGAGAAAGATACTCAGTAAAATTATAGAAAATCCAACGCATTGGTGGAATGGTTTGTTTGTAATGGTATTGGAGAAACAAAATGAAAGTAATTAATTCAGAGTTATTTGCCATAGCACACCCCTCTGCATGGGAGGTGGAGCAAAAGCATATTGGTAATCATAAAAATAGAATTGTTATAGTCAGAAACTTTTTTAAGTATCCTGATGAGATAAAAGCATATGCACAATCTATAGATTATACTGCAACATATCAAGGAGAAGTTACAAATCTGCCAGGTTATATTCATTATATGAGTATACACAAGAGGTCAATTTACGAACCAATGAAATTTATATGCTCAAAGTATTTTGAAGGTAGTAATGAGATAATGAGATTTCCTGATGAAACTAGATTTGGATTTCAAATATATGATATGCAGGAGAAATGTAGATATCAAAGTTTATTTCCCCATACCGATGAGGTAAGGTATGCTGGTGTATTGTCTCTTAATACTGAAGATGATTATGATGGAGATGATAATGGAACATCATTTTTTAGAAGTGAAGAGACAGGAGAGGAGACTACCTTATATGATAAAAACTATAGATCAAAAAGATTATTAAATCCTGTACAAGCAATGGTAAACTTTGATCCATCTCAAGTACAACATAAAGACTGGACAAGATATCATATAGAACCACATAGTTTTAATAGATTAATAATGTATGAGGGTAACTTGTGGCATTCAATTCATTTCCAACAAAAGAAGTGGAACTCAAGCAGAATGACTTTTAATGCTTTTATAAGATAAATATATTAGGAGACAGTTTGGAATAGTAATGAGTCAACTAAACGCTGGAAAGGTTATTGCTAGTACAGGAATAGAATTTCCTAGTTATACTGAGAGTAATAAACCAACAAACCTTGGTACAGGAGCAACAATATATAACTCTACCAACGAGGAATTAGAAACTTGGAATGGATCTGAGTGGATGGTAATTGGTGGTGGATCTCAACCAGATGGATCTAGTCAAGATAAAGCAGCAACAAATGCTGCAGCAATATTAGCAGTAAATCCTACTGCATCAGATGGTGCATATTGGATTAACTTACCTTCAGTAGGACCTAAACAAATTTACTGTGCTATGAGTAGTAACCATCTTGGAGGTGGTGGATGGATGTTAGCATGGAAATGCACTAGAGGATCTACGTTTGGATACAACTCAAACTATTGGACAAGTGATAATGTATATAATGAAACATCTGGATTGAATCTTAATGATGGTGATCATAAAAATCATGCTTTCAATCATTACGTTGCTTCTACTATTGCAGCAGTGTTTCCTGATTTAAACAATGGTGGTCAATCATCTGTACCATACAGTGCTTGGACATGGAAACAAAGTGGAGTAGGACAAACTGCATTGTCTAGATTGCAGAGTAATCAAACTTTATCAACTAATCCTCGTGGGGAGAGCAGTCAGTCTGGTTCTGGATTTTCTAATCAGAACGGATACCAGTGGTACGGATTTAATTACACAGGAAATAATAGTAACAGAGTTCGTTGGGGATTTGGTTGGAACAATGAAGGTGACCAAGGATCTAATGATGTTAGTGGAGGAATAGCACCCGTGAGATCTGGAAATAGTGCAGGGGATCATATCTATTGCTGTCAAGGAACTACTGGTGTAAATAGATCTATAAGAGCTGAGATTTGGGTACAATGAAATTAACAACAGAAGAGTATTTAAAAATTCTACATCGTAGAGATGAAATAGAACTTACTGCAGATGAAATTAAGTTCATAAAAAACGAGAGAATGGCAGAGAACTCTGAGTGGAGTACATATTTACATTATCTTAAAAAGATAATTCTTAATTCAGATGAGTCAGCTGATAACCAAGAAATAGCAAAGAAAGTACTGATTGCTGGAAAGCAGTTGAAAGTAGGAGACATTGATATTGATCAATTTCAAAGTATAACATTGTACAGTGAAGAATCATATCCTGAGATTGCATACATTGTTAAACAGATAATTAGTTGCTACAAAAATCCAGTGACAGTACCTCCAGTCATTGATATTCCACCCTTATAAATATAAGAAACTATTCATTTTGATAATCATGGATCCTACTAAATTAAAGTCAAATTTTGAGGAACAAATTGCTAAGACAGAAACACAAATAAAAGAATTAGAAGACAGTTTAAAGAAAGCAACAGAATATAAAATTAAACTGCAAGGAGGTCTAGAAACATTAGGTCTTTTAGAGCAAGAAGAAGCACCAGCACCAGACTCAGCACCAGCAAGCATTGAACCTTCCTAAATAGGAACGAAGGGATTATAGTATCTAATGGCATCGCCCGCAAGTAAAACTGATCTGATTACATATTGTAAGAGGAATTTGGGAG